CAAACTGCCCTAGCGAAGTTTAGAAATAATGTGATTGGTACAATGAAGAATCCGTATCAGTTTGTGACATACACTGGTCCAGAGTTTAGAGCATTTAACATGAACTGGACACTCATACCTCAAGATGCTGGTGAGGCAGAAACGATAAGTAAGATAACAAGGTTCTTCAAGAAACATGTGTTGCCTTCTTTAGGAGGAACAGGTGCAACGAAAGGCACCTTCTTCAAAATGCCACCAACCTTTGATGTTGAAATGAAGATACACAGATTAAAAGAATCTACGAATATTGACCTTGAGACTAAACCTATCGTCCAACGATTTACGAAATGCGTTTTAACCCAAGTTGAAGTTGATTACAATGGTATTGGTGCATTGGTGCCTACCTTCTTTCATGATGGACAACCTACGGGCACGAAGTTAACAATAGGGTTACAAGAGACGCAACTTGTAACTGCTAGCATGGTAGATAACGGATACTAATGGCAAAATCACCTCCAAAACCAACGATACCTACAAGTCAGTATTTCGCTCAGTTCCCTAAGGTTCAGTTTGATATGCTGAAGAACGGGAAGTACAAAAGTGTTCCCGACCTTACATCAACAGCGAAGTTTCGATCAGATGCATTAGACCTGGTTAGGCAGTATCAACCTTACCGTATACCTGATGGCGAGAGACCTGATATCACATCGCATAAACTTTATGAGGATGTCAGATTCGTTTGGGTGATTCTGTTTGTCAATAATATTCAGAACGTATACACTGACTGGCCCAAGTCAGATACTATCATGACGGAGAGACTCTATCGTAAATATGGCAGTCCTGCTAATGCGCAAGCACTCATACATCACTATGAGGACAACAGAGGAAATGAGATTGACAGAGCGAAGTACGTACAGGATACAGATAACAATATAATTGTATCTATGTTTGATTATGAGATATTACTGAATGAAGCAAAGAGGGATATCACAGTTCCCCAACCTGCTTATCTACCACAACTTTTAATTGATTTACAAACTGTATTTAATAGTCCCGTGTAATGGCAAGAACTCCTCCAAAACCTATGAACCCAGGTGACTTCTCAGTCACCGAGTGTTCTATTCAGACTTTCCATGGTCAGGTATTTGACGTAAACGACAAGTGGATGATGATTGACATATATGAGTCAGTCTTCTCACCATCACTTGACTGTGTCATTACCTTTCTCGATGCCGTAGGCATGCTGGAAACTCTTCCGATCATAGGTGAAGAGAAAATCTTTTTGACGTTTTATACTTCAACACCTGAGAGATCTATTCGCAGAATCTTCTACTCCTATAAGATTGAGGAGATACAAGACAATGCAACACAATCTACCACCTTCCGACTCAGGTGTTGCAGTCCCGAATCAGTTCTTAATACTCGACTCCGTGTATATAACTCCTATGGCCCAGTGCCTTATTCACAAATGGCAAAGAGTATTTACAATGAGTATTTCGAGCGAGAACTGCAAACCATCTTCTCACCAGAATACAGGAAATCATTTAATGTTGAGGACACTAAGGAAAGTTATCTCATAGCAGTTCCAGGCATGCATCCTTTTGATGCGATGAACTTACTTGCCAAGAGATCCATTACCCTTGTCGACAACAAGATACCTGGAGCATTGTTTATGTTTTGGGAGACTCTGCATGGTCACTACTTCAGGTCACTTGAGACAATCATGAAACGATACCAAGAGATTATGGAAGAGGGTGATCAAACTTCAATACCGAACTTCAAGGTCAGACCCAAGAACTTGCAGGATGAGAAAAGACCTGAGCTAGCAGTCAATGAGGCAGACTTTGGAACTATTGATGAGTTTGAGCATAAGACATACTTCGACACTCTTAAGAATATGGAAGAGGGTATGTACTCTCGTAAACTGGTTGGACACAACATTTGGGATATGAAGGTAGAACAGCATGAGTTTTTCTATGACAAAGAAGGTTTCTCACAGGGTCACCTAAAGAAAAACAGTATCCTTGCCTCTACAAAGTCAATCGGACTTGCTCCACCCAATGCAGAAAAGAAGGGTGCTCAGCATAATAAGTTTGCCCATGTTGAGTACTACCCACTTAATGGATCCTCATTCTACAACAATGCAGGCAAGTGGAGACTCAATCGAGGTTCACAGATCGAGCAGTTACAGTCAATGGTTCTAAATATAACTATACCTGGTGATGACAGAGTTGAGTGTGGAACCTGCATAAATCTTGATCTCCCCTCACGTGTTCCGATGACAGAGAGCAATGAGGTGCTTAGATCAGGTGGATATCTGGTAACAAGAGTACAGCACCAGTTCTTTAAGGGTGATTATAAAATGAGATTAGAGTGTGCGAAGGACTCATACGATATGCAGTTGAATAAGATAATAGAAGAACCAAACATGATGCAACAACTGCATCCCGTCACACTCAAACCTTTGCCTGCAAATGAATCGTTTACACCTTCTTCAGTTCCTGGTCGAGCGAAAGACATAAACAGTGATGAGACAGGAAATGACCCAATGATATACAGGATCTATTCGTATCCTGGTGAGGATGAGAAGATAGCATCAGGTCCAAGAGTAAAGGAAGTTCAGTCAAGTGCACAGAAACTGGCTCAGGCAAATGATGAGAAAAGGAATCCATGATGTATCCTGAATGGAACTGGTGGACTGGCGTCGTTGAGAATCGTCACGATCCTATGAAGTTAGGTCGTTGTCAGGTTCGTATAATGGGATACCATTCGCCTGATCTACGCAAAATGCCTACAGAAAAGTTGCCGTGGGCAGTTCCAATGATGCCGATCGTTTCAGGTTCACAGACAGGTGTAGGTTGGTCACCGACAGGTCCTGTTGAAGGCACGCATGTAGTAGGATTTTTCCGTGATGGTGAGGATGGGCAGGAACCTGTAATGATGGGTACACTTCCAGGTATACCAAAGAAAGGTGGTGACAAGAAGGGTGGTCCATTTATGGATAATCGCTGGCGTGTTTCGTCATCGATGTATGAACTCTCGCCTGAGAACAATGCCTTCGCCAAGAACAACAAAACAGGCATGCCTGATATAGAAGGTTCTGTCCCTCGCAGACCTGGCGCATTTGTCTTCGCACAAAAGGGTCAGCAAGTCGATGCACTTGCTACGGTAACTGTCAAGCAGAATACATTCAAAATTTGGGAACTTGATCCGACACCTTACCCCAGCAAACGTCTCATTCAGATGCCAACGATACCACGAACGGCACTGGGTTATGATGACTTGCGAGGGTCACATGCTTTCAGACAAGATGAGCATGAGTCAAACAAAATCTCTGATGCATCTAACATAGAAAAGTCACAGGTTTATTTCCGAGAGGCAGGACGAAACGTACTCGGACAGTTTGAGTTGGCGAGATCCTCAAGTCAGATGGGTAAGAGTCTACCGAACAGTTTCCAAGAACCATCACAGTTTTACAAGGCACGTTACCCTTACAATCATGTAATCGAAACTGAGTCAGGGCACCTGATTGAGAGAGATGATACACCACAGGCAGAGAGACTTCTGTGGCAACATCGCACAGGTACCTTCACTGAGTTTGGACCAACAGGTATACGAATCGAACGAACACATGCTGATAGATATGAGACTACATCAGGAAATGCATATGAAGGAGTTGTAGGATTTAAAGCAATAACGGGTCAAGGGATACATCTGAATGCGACAGGTTCTGAGGTAGTAATCAAAGGTACAGGATCAGCAGAGATTAACTTTGAGACGACCTCTGGAAACATGCATATGAACATTGGTGGATTTATAGCACAGACTGCCAAAGGTTCCATGATTAATGCAGGAAAGTTTTGGGGTGCAGAGGCAGACCAGTATTCAATGACTGGCCCAAATGGAAGTTTGCTCTGGTCAGCAGTTCCTGATCCTGACAACCCTAAGAATACGATCGGTGCATTTAATCTGAACACAAAACAGATATCCTTCTCAGGTGCATCTGACATTAGTGGTGCGGCAAGTGGTAATATCAACTGGTCACCCAAGGGAGGATTCCTGGTCAAGGGTGGTTACAGTAAGGAGTTTTATACCAATGAGTTTATAGGAAATAATCGAACTCCTGGCACTGACTGGAATGGAAAAGAGATTGAGTCAATGATGGGTAACATCGTGCTCAAGGTAAACACAGGTAATCCGAAACTCGGTGCGATTGAGTTTATCGTCAAACCTGCTCCGATTCCTGACATGGTTGACATGCCTACAAACCTGAATGGACTCACATTCTTGAAACTGAATCCTGTAGCAACACAGTCGATCATGATGCAGACACCTACATTTATAGATACGACTGCCACGATCGGAACTTTTCACAAGACAGGATTAGCAATTATTGACTATGGTGCCTTGGCAATGATAAATGCAAAACTGATGTTGCTTGATTCAAAGATGACTTTTGTTGGAGGGGTGGGTGCTTCCCCTGCCGTGCTTGGTGACCAGTTTGCTACCGAGTATGCGGCACACTTACACTTATCACCAGCAGGACCAACTGGGCCACCGACTACTGCGGCCAAGGTCATGACACTGCTTTCAAAGAAAGTTATTTTCGGAGGATAATGGCACTAGTACCATCAGCATTACAGGGAGGATTACAACCTCTAAATGCCCCATCGCCTTCAGGTGCGTTAACTGCGCAGACAATCATGATGGCATTTCAGGGTTATGCAGTTGGAGTACAAAACAGGATGTGATTACCATTTATTGCGATGCCTGCTTTTTCTGCTGGGCTATCTGCTTTACAGGCATCGATGTCAGTACCAGTTCCAGCAGGCACGATGGCCGCAATGAATGTAGCAACGGCAATAAATACAGCATGGATGTCTGTTCAGACTACATTTCAGACAGGACCTGCTGTAGCAAATCTAGCAAGTTTACAATCGGCACTGAATGGTGTGTTTGCCGCACCAGTCCCTGCAGGAAGTTTATTCATAATGGGATTAACAAATGCGATACACGCATATTGTGCCACAACAGTAATAACAGGGGTGATTCCTGGTGTACCACCAGTCCCCTTTTCAGGACCGCCAATATAATATGGGAGCGATTAAGATAGAGAGAGCACAAGAAGCAGACCAAAGTCTGATTGATGCTCCACAGAACGCAGTGACAACTCGAACTCGATTATTGAAAGATATTGAGTCGATACGTGAAGTTATGACTGATCCAGAGGCGAACAACTATCAGCATACTTCAGGCAAAGCATTTATGTATCCTGGTGCCAATGGTGCTGGGAATCTGCACTCGACATGTATGAAGTTGGGGACTATGAGATGCAACCTCATGGGTTATGATAATGACAGGATCATGAATTATGAGTTGGGTACATTTAATGATTTTATCACAGTTGCAAATGTTGCGGCAAGCGATACCTCTAGACTTTCAGTTCTTGTCGTTACACTTGATGGTCAAAACGAAATAGAACTTAGCAACAATGTAGGTTCTAAGTTAACGAGAAATGGTAATACATTTTCAAACTACGTCGGTGATTATTATCTTGCACAGGACTATGATACACACAACTTTTACAACATCGATGACGACATAAGTGTATTCGTCAGTCCAGCACCTTACACACCTCAGAATCTGATTAACTCTGAGATAGCATTTAAGCCAGAGGATGGTGACTACTTGCCACCTGATTCAGCAACAGATACACGTTTTGATTTTCGCATTTCTAACAACGGAGTTCACGTTGTTGACATTTATCAACCTGAACTCGTGCATAATATTAAGGTAAACTCTGTATCAAATGACGCACCTTTTACTACAACAGAAACTATTCTGAGTGGTGACAAGACAATGATACTTGACTCTGTCACTGCTGTCAATACTACAACAATGACAGTTGATCTTGTTGGAAAGCAACTGCTAGAAAGAGGAGAATCAGGATTTGAGATATCTGACAAGGTTCAGGGACTGTCGTCAGGTGCATTTGGATATGTGGGTACAGTCAATACAGCATTTCGTTGGACAGCATCTGAGACAGGGGCAGAACTTACTGATGAACTGATAGCATCAATAGAAGGGTATGAACAGGATGCCTGGAGTCAGCAGTATGGTACAATGAACCTGTCGAGTTATGCAGTGCCAGAGGGCATAGAATTTCCTGCACAACTTACCCTGCATCACTCACAACTTGCAGGGACAGCAAATACCAGGGATGGCAGAAACTATCAGACAGGCAATATACATTTCATCACGCCACCTACATTTGGAAAGACACTACCTTTAAGACGATGGCGAGATCATGATGATGCCAATCCTGCGCATACCACAGGTCTGCTTGCCATTATTACAGGTCGAGGTCTACAAATGAACTTCGATTGGTTCGTGGCAAACAACAGACACATGGATGGTTTACCTGCTCAGTCGATTACTAAAATGGACAATGATACTTTCGTACCATACTTGGGGTGGGCAGCAAATACAGATTTATCAATCGTGGCAACTACAAGACCTGCTGATTTCAGTTCTAATACACAAAAATCAGGGTCAGGCAAACAACAATTTTTCAACTCAACAACTGCAGGTTCTCCAGGTAGACCGAATGATCAGTATCCTTACATTGAGTACAATCCTTTCGTACCTGCTGGTGTAGAGGATTTCCCTGAAGACAGTGCCCCATATGCTGGAACGACTGCATACTGGGATGAGTCTATAGCAAACGGAAATGGTGCAGTTGAGTTTGCAGTATATGCTGAGGCAAGGTGGAGATACTTACCAAACCCACTGTTGGGTGGTTACGATTACGGAGATCCACAAAGCACTTTCTATCATACTACATTACCAGGATATGCAACAGATCCTGCGAATGGGTCAAGAGCACTTGACGTACAAACCATAAAAACTGCGACAGCAAATGATGCACTTGCATTCGGAATGAATCGCCTATTAAATCTAAAGTATGATCTTAATGGAGCAAACACAGGTGATATGAGATTCCGTCCAAATACACAGAGTGACAATGGAACTACTCAGATCGGTAGTGTTATGACGTGGGAAACTGCAGGAACAACTGATTTTGCGATACCAGCATGGACAAGGGATGCAGTAGCAGGAGGTGGAACTCCAACTGTGATGCCTTACTTCACAGTTGGTAATGGTGGTTTCAATACTTACGATGACTCAGTTTCGCAAACGATAATCAATACTGATCCATCAACCTACCCAGGATTCACTCATGAACCAGGTGTATACTATATCAAAATGGAAGATTCGTATGGTCCAAGGATATGGAAGGTTACGGGAGAGTATAGAGTTACGGCAGAGATGAACTCTGCTGTACCTCCAGCACCAACAGGAAATCATCTACATCAGTTGGTCTGGAATGCAGAAGAATGGCACAATGAGGTAAATGGTTTAGCAATGCTCATGAATAGTAACGACATGTCAGCATTTTGTGATGCACTCTATGGTAGGTGGTTAGCACAGGCACAGTTTGCTGAGTCAGTAGCAGGCAACACAGTCTATGACATACATGCTGATGGGCACTGGGATCTATACTTCGGCGAGGCAACAGGACCTGGTTCTTCAAATAACAAACCAGGATTGACAACTTACACTTCTGGATTCTATGCAGGTGATGCTAACATAGATCAAGACAGAGCGATTTACAGATATGTACTTGATAGTATGAATGTAGTCAGAGGATGGAGAACAGATTTTAATGACACAATGGATAATTTTACAAACGTAATCGGAAACAAAAACGGAACTACTATTTCAATATCACAGGATTCGTTTACTCTTTATAACACCTTGAACTTATGCAAGCAGGCAACTGATGAATGGAAATTATCGGTCAATAACAGAATCGGTTATCCGACTGCCAATACTGACAACTTTCCAATAGGTCATGGTCAGTCTGCTTTCGGATACTCAGAGGCACTCTATAATTTTGCTGAGGTATTAACAGGTGATGCAATAGGAACTTTGAAACAGGCAAGCAATGCGATTAAAAATCTCGACCTCATCTACGACGATGTCAGGCGAAACCGTAAAAAGTACAAACTCTACGCCTCATGATAAAGATTATCCTCAAGCATTAAAAGATGCTGAGGATAAACCATTTAAAGAAGGTACGTGGATTCACCCTGAACACTGGAAAAAGCATCAGGAGAGTGCAGATGCACTTGCTGAAATGCGAGACTCGTTGAGAGGCAGTATCGCTGAACTAGAAGAAACCAAAAGAAAGTACTTAGATGGCGAATGATAAGTGGCAGTCTTTAACCTTTGCGACCAATAACACAAAGGCAATCAAAGGGTTCCTCAAGGACATCGATGGTTGTATCAAGGTCGTAAAACAACTTGCGCAGTTGGCACAATCAAACGTCGCCTTCCTGCAACTTTTGCTGACAGGGTTAGCGAATCCTTTTTTCATTGCGATTCAGGTTCTCTGTCAAGCAATCGAAGACTACGTCAACTCACTTTTCAATGTCGGTATCTACTACATGATTATCCACTCAGGTAATACTGACTTGGAAAAGGTTGCCAAGTTCAAAGAGAATGCTGAGTTCAAATACCCAGGTCAGTTGTTAAATGACGTGCTTGCTATTGAGGATACTTCAGTTGCCTATGAGATGTTACAAATGGCAATGCGTATCAACTCTGCTCTGCCTGACTCACAGAAGGTCAGAGATGCAGAACGTGAACGAAGACCAAAGTATTTGTCTGAGCAGTTTCTCAAACCATATGAGATTGCCGCAACAAACTATGTACAGCAAATAGGTCAAAAAACTGCTCTCACATTCTCACCAAAAGAAAAGAAAGAAATACGTCTAAGATTTATCTACAATGAGATCAAGGATGATACATTTTTGATTGGTGGATTTGTGGCGAAGTATGGAGCGAAGGCGAAAAGAATAATCGCAGAACGTGAAGGTAAATCAGACCTCGGTAACATAACAGACGATGATGATGGAAACAATGATGGTGTGCTCGGAACAACGGCACGTTCTGCCAAGTACCTCATGGATAGTGGATTGGCATACATCGGAAAGAGATCAGAAGCACTCGGTCTTACGCAGTTGAAGCCAGGGGATGTTCTTGATGCAATGTCATCTGCCCTCAACGACAAGGGTGACTTCAACAGACCAGGTGCACCACTTTTTGAACTGCATACAGGAAAGACAAAAGAGGAGAGAAAAGAAGAACGAATCAGAAATCCTCAAAATTATTTCTTTGCTAAGTCACAGAAGTTGCAGTTTGAAGCAATACTTAACAACTCTGCTGCTCAAAACAAGTCTGCTATACAGGCAAAACTTGGTGCTGTTAATGCAACTCTTGCGACAATTGAGAATGATGTAGAGACAGTTTATGGTGAGCCAGGAAAACCAAAGAGAGATAAGTTTGGCCGACCGAAACTTTTCGGATACAATGCAGGCAACACAAAGGGTGCCCCATTTCAGGGTGAGGACTTTGGTTTCTTTAAGTCAGTAAGTTATGAAGACTCACTTGACCAAGAACTTGATAGTGGGTTTTCAGCATATACTGGTATGATTTTCTATGTTGGTTCCCCAACGATTGACAGTATTCCTATCGAAGTTTTAGAATTACTCGGTCGTGTCTTCAATGGATTCGACAAGTACTTTGCAGATCTGACCAATCGCCTTACAATGGCATTCAATGAACACACAAAGGTCAGAGATATTCATCTAAGAAACGTATGTCAGGTGGTTGCAGGAAAACCGATTTCAGGTGCATCAGCAGTCAATCCCTTCTTCCCTAAGGCACAAGTTGAAGAGACCTTTTTTAAGATTGAGGATGGCACTATTCTGATTGGTGAGCAAAGTAAGAACACAGTCATAGTATTAAAGAATGTACGGATTGAGCGAGAAGATATTGTGGCAGTTGACGACAGAGGAAATGTATACAATCCTTATTCTACTTTGACTGCCTCGCAAGCGAAGAACAAGAAGATGATAAGTCAGGATACAGTTGGAAGTTTTGCTATCAATGATCAATCAGGTCAAGGACCAGCAGATATTACATTCTTAGAAGACGTACCCTCAGAATACAGTACACAAAGACTGTCAGTCATGCCTTACACGAACTCACAGGGTGGTGGTCAGTATCAACCTATCGAGGGACAACCATTCCAACCAGGTGAGTTAGTCTATGTTGCAATCGAAGATGGTGAAGGAAATATTGATATTAACAGAGGAGTTGTAGGCGAAGGTATAAAGTCATGTGTGCTCGGGACATTCAATACTGAGTTGGGTGATTTTAGTGGATATGATTTTCCACCTTCAACTGCCCCTGACTTTGCTCAAAAGATTACAGTCGCCGAGTTCTTTCCAGATTTCGCCTTCGCTGTTAGAAATACTATTCTGGGATTCACGCAGTTCTTACGAGGACTAGCAAAAGGTGGAGCGAATGCCCTTTCTGAAATCGTACAGTTACTTGACGATGTGATAAAGTTTTTGAAGGATCTTGAAAAGGGTATTGTCAACTTCCTAGAGTGGTTACAGTCATTAGCAAAACTTGCTGATGCAGGCATCTATGCTGTAACCTTTTCAGCCAACGGCAAAGCAGGATTGGCACAGAAATTAGAAGAGTTGAAGACAGCAGATGGTGCACCAGGATCACACCTGAAGTACTCTTTCGCAGTTTTATTGCTCGGGGCAACATCAGATTTTAATGCTTTCCTCAACTTCTTGAACACAAACCAAGCATTCAAAACCTTTGAGGAAGCAAGAAACAAATATGGTGCACTCTTAGAAAAAGCAATGAAAAACTTTTCTAAAGAGATGCAAGAACAGATGGGTGAGACACTCAGAAGAGGTGGCCATTTCCAGTCGATGTTTGCAGAAGACATGCTTAGAAACAGTGACATTGGAGAAGCACTCATGGTTCTGCCAAATTCTCTGTCTGGTATTATGGGTGCTACACTTGATACTTCAGATGGTGGCACCGACAAGTTTGATAGAGGTGGTACAGGTAAAGAGGGAAGTGGTGGATATGTTTCTGAGACAGATGGAGAAAACTCCTTCTTGGATGGTCAGCAGGCACAAAGATTCGACAGTGACAATCCTAATCTGCAGGGTGTTGTCAATCCAAACCTGCTGAATGCTGCGGAACTTGGATTTACATCGAATGAGATGAGAGGACGTTCTGACAAACTGAAGTTTTACTGGAAGTTTGAGGTTGAGAGATTGACTGCCGAAGAAGAAAGATTGGGGCAGGTTCAAGGTTACACACTTTACTGGGCGAAGGCAGTCAAGGATGAGTTTGAGAATATTACATACGAAAGAACACAGGAGATTCATTCTTGGTTGGCACAGGGTATTGATTTTGTAACATCAGAAGCAACAGAAGTTCCTCTGTCTAAGGATGTTGAGGTAGGTGCAAATACAATACCAAAGGGAACTACACACGTATTGCTTGTTTCTTTCGCCAGGATTCTCAATCGTTTTGGTAATGTAACTTTCTATACAGCACGAGAGTCAGATGCTGAGCATGTTATTCCGATTTCAACTACATTGCCTACGGCACCAGAAGTGGTAGTTGATGAGAATATATCCTCAGTCTCAATCGCTGAGGCATTCCTCACAAATCTACAGTTTACCATTTCAGACAGAGATGAGTCAGGACCTGAGAATACATCATCAGTTTTGGGTTATAGGATTTTCTTCGGTGATGCAAATGGAAGTGATATTACAACAGATCCATTCAGGAGTGTGATCCTGCCAGCAGGTGGTGGGGATGTTACTGTCAGTCTTGTCAATGAGCAACTTGAACCTGATACATATGCCAGGATGGAGACTTTGCTTGTATATGCTGAGAATCAAAATGGTTTATCTGCTGTGGTACAATACCCACTTGGCAAGATTACAGCACCAAGGGTTGGTGCGGCCAATGCTCAGTTTACTGATTCAGAGGCAAATCGTTATCAGGTTGCAGGTGATCTCAAAATCGACAGGGGTGAGGGACACATATCACAGTTTGGTATTGATGATGTCTACAGAGTTTTCTTTGGTCAGTACAATCCAGCAACGAACACAGTTGCTCAGGTAGGTTCGCAGATTGGCACAGATGTCAACTATCGAGCGATCGATCTCAATGGTCAACTCAATCTGACAGTGCCCCTGACTTCTTTAGATACAACGACAACACATTTCATGATTTTTACGGCACGTGACAAGCAGAACGTACCTGGTCAGAAGGTTGTTCGCAGGACCTCATTCAATATTGCTATAAACGACAATGGATACTTCCCACGTTTTGCACCAGAAGGATTACACTTCGAGGATATAGCAAACACACCTGATTTTATTACTGGTACATTTGAGATTACACCTGCTCTAGATGAGTCTTTCGTTGACAACTACGCAATCTATTATGGTACTGAAGATTTCACAAGGATAGATACAACAGGGCGAAGGTCAAATGCACAGGGTTTCATCGGTGGCATCACACTTGGAACTACTACTTCATTAGCAATGGAAGAGACAGTCCATGGTGTCAAGACAGGTGAACTGATTACATTCACAGGTGTAGGTGGAACAACCGAACTAAATAACAATGATTATTATGCTGTGGTGGACTCTGCGAATGCGCAGATCATAACACTCTTTACTGACACAGCACTCTCAGTTCCTTTGGACTCAAGTGCCTTTACTGCTCATGTAGCAAATACAGGAATAATCAACCATGGAGTTACTCCAATATCCGACGATGATCTTGCAGAGGTTAGCCGACCCGTCAACAACGTCGCCGTACCTATCGAAGCAATGTACTATATGGCATTCTCTAAAAATGGTGCTGGAGAAAGTAGGAACTTTGCCTTCTTGGATCTCACTGATCCTCTCGTCCCAGCGAGGTCAGGAGAAATCGTGAACATCACGAAAAATATACCACTCGTTCAAGATGTAACCTAAATACATCATGGCTACTATTCCTATACCCAAGACCTTTTCTGACATTAACTTGTCAATGAAAAGGAATCCTGTCACGAAGGACCTTGACGAGATTACAAATGAGCAGGCAGTTCAAGCATCGATTCTGAACATCCTGGCAACAGGTCCCTACGAAAGATTGTTTAGACCAGATCTTGGTGCAGGTCTCAAGGAGATGCTCTTTGAGCCAATGACAAATCTTACTGCGGCAAGAATAGAGAATCGAATCAAGTCTGCTATTGCAACACAGGAACCAAGGGTACAAGTCAATACAGTTACCGTAACACCTAACGAAGAACGACAACTTTATGATATTTTTGTGACATGCACTATTCTAGATACAACGCAAGAAATTGAAGTAACACAGACCTTGCAGAGAGGTAGATAATGGCAGTCAATACTGCTTTACAAGTTTCAGATTTAGACTTCGATAATATAAAGTCAAACCTTCTACAGTTTATTAAGTCTAAGAATCAGTTTGCCGACTTCGACTTTGAGGGATCAAACCTCAGTCTTATGGCAGACATGTTGGCATATAATACTTTTTATAACGCATACTATGTCAACCAACTTTCTAACGAATCCTTCCTGCAGTCTGCACAGTTAAGAAATAACGTAGTATCAAAAGCAAAGGCAATCGGTTACACTCCTAGATCTGCTGTGGCACCGATGGCAGTCGTAGATATACAAATCATACCAGATACACCAACTGCTGATCCTCTGATTCTAGAAGAGTACACAGAGTTTACCACACAGGTAAATGGTGTAGAATATTTCTATGTTACCACAGATACAATTACAGTCAAACCTAACAGAACAGGTGACTACTTTGCGAATAGTGTAGAGATCCGTGAGGGTACACCGATACGTCACTCTTACGTAAATGATGAAACAAATCCTGATCAACAGTTTCTGGTAAAGAATATTACAGCAGACGTATCTACACTTGATGTGGTTATTCAGTCATCCCAGTTGGATGACACTGCCACGACTTGGTCCCTGGCTAACAACGTCACCGAGATCTTCGGCACGTCAAATGTTTACTACCTCGACGAAGTTGACGGAGCCAGGTACGAAGTCACATTTGGAAATGGTACACTTGGTCGTAGAATAGAAGACGGCAACGTCATTCTGCTTGATTACATTTCCACAAATGGCGAAGCATCAAACAAGGCATTCGACTTTGTACCAACAGGGTTAGTTGCAGGTCAAACTGAATCAATCATCACAACAAGGCAGGCATCCTCAGGTGGTAAACCTCGAGAGACTGTTTCAGAAATCAAATACAATGCACCCAAATACTTTGCTGCACAGGGTCGTTGTGTTACACTAGAAGATTACTTAGCATACACTAGAGTCATAGTACAGAACTTAGACTCTTTGACAGGATGGGGTGGGGAAGATAATGATCCACCCAGATATGGCGATGTCTTTGTAGCAGTCAAACCTCAAAACAGAGCATTCTACTCATATGTCGAGAAACAAAATATTCGACTACAACTGACTGAGAGAAACCTCGTTGCTATAAGAATAAACATTGTCGATCCAGATTATACCTTTATTGAACTGACAATGGATATATACTACAAACCTGATGCTACACCAACACCACAAGAAATCATAGCACAGAATGTAGCAAACTATATCAAGAACTTCAGTAAAGGTGAGTTGTTGACTTTCGATCGTATCTTCCGATACTCGAGTCTCGTAGCAGATATTGATGCTCAGGATGTATCCATTCGGAACAACCTGACTTCTGTTCGACTCAGGAAAACATTCATACCGTCGATTGTTTCAGAAAACAACTTAGACTTGAAAACGAATAACACACTCTACTTGCCTAATCAATCTTATGTCGGCACGTTGACCTCAACAAAATTCTCGCACGAAAATGATGCAGGTTCTGAGGTTGCGAATTGTCAATTTGAGGATCTCCATCTTGGAAATACAGTACAAGGTAGACTGAGAGTCATCTATGTCGACCCAAATACATTGGAAAAGACCATTGTGAAATCCAATGTAGGTAAGGTTCATTACGACACAGGCAAAATAGAGATACAAGGTTTTAGACCTCTTTCTTTTGATAATGATAAACTGGATGTATTTGTTCGTCCTGCGATCAACGATGTTACCCCAGTTCGTGACCAGATCCTCGCCATACTAGATGAGGACATAAAAATAACAATGCATGCCGTAGTAGATCGAGACGGGAATGACCCAACTCGAAATACGTCTACGGTATCATCGTCACAAAACTCGTAGGGAACATCAGGTGTGCCAGGATTAATACACGACGTAGACGTATCAGCACAGATTAAAGAGCAACTGCCTGAATTTATTCGGGCAGACTCAACTCAGAATTTTCAGGGATTCCTTGAGGCATATTATGAGTGGTTAGAACTCGTACGCATTGACCTCGACAGGGATGTCTCAGAACTTTTCTATGTAGACCAAATTGTATATGGTGAGAGATCTGCTGCGCAAGCACTCATCAAAGCAGTTATCAATGAAGGTCGGACGATTTATGTTCAGTATAAATCCCGACAAAAGATGCTGTATGATGAGAGGATCTTTACCGAAGGTCTGTCTTGGGATGATCTCGTAGAAGAACACAAAGACAGATTCGATGTTGAGTTTTGGTCCAAGTCCCCAGGTGATGACTACACTGCTGGCATAACAGACGTACACTACAATGCCATACTTGCGGCATCCTACATGATGGATCTGCAAGATGTAGATACTACCGACCTCAAGTACTTCAACGAAACATACAGAGATACTTTACTTGCCAACTTTCCTGAGTTGGAGAATGCTCGTTTTGTAAACGAACGGCAACTCGCGAAAATGATTCGGACTTTCAACAACCGTAAAGGTGTTGATAAGACGATCAAATGGTTATTCAAACTTGTATACGGTGAGGACATAGATGTATTCTTCCCTGGTACTTTACTACTCCGTGCTTCTGACGGCAGATGGAATCAACCAATTGTTACTTTCCTTGCAGGGATACCAAATGGATTTATTCTTTCTGACTTTGTCGGTATGCGTATCCGTGGTAAACAGTCGGGTGTGGAAGCACTTGTCATCAACTCGTACAAAAACCAAGTAGGAAATAAAGAAGTAAACGTACTTGAGTTAGCAGGTCTGCCAGACTGGGTTGATGAGACTCAGCCAGGTCTTCCTGGTAATCCTACCATCAGTGATTTCCAAGTCGGTGAGGATATCGAAGTACTGCCTGCGACCTTTATTGAGGAAGAGGATTTTGCCGACAGACGTGAGGCAGATCTTACAGCAGAGATTCGTGGTGGTGTAAAAGAAGTTGAGATATACGCAGCAGGATCTCATTACAAACCTGGCCAGAGAGTTACCTTTGAGAGTGCTGGTGGTGTAACTTCCACAGCAGATATCATCAAGATATCAAATAACTTTGCCATCGACTTTATGGGAGTTGAGAAACAGGGGACGGGTTATCAGGTCGGTGATGAAGTAGAAGTTTTCCCTGCATTTACAGGTGGTCGTAATGAACAGGCGATCGTTGGTGAGTTGGCTGACGAGTACGTTATGTACCACTCATACCAGCAGATTCTACCCTACGTCAACTTCAATCTAAATGCCAACTCTATCTTCTTTTACAATACACGTGAGGCAGTCAATACTGTATTGTACTTTACGATTGATGTACCAACTGTATTTGCCAATGGTGAATCACAGTATCAGAATGGGACTCCTTTTCCATCCTACCCAGATGTTAAATCACAGAACATTACTTTCACTCACTCTGAGGGAACTGAGAATGCTTTTGTCTTAGCACAAGAGGGTACGAAGAATGAGAAGTTCCGTGTCAGAATGTATGATACAAGTCTGGCAGATGCATCGGGTATCAAATCACTGCACCCAATCCATACCATAAACTCATTTACATTAGAAGATGGTACGATAGTTGATAGAGTAGATGATACTGCTCAGGGTGGTGCTGTAACAGCAAACGTACAGTTCAAGGATGTGAGAATCGAAGATGCCTTGGTCTATTCTTATGAGACCTTTGGTGGCATTCAGGCAATAGAAATCATTTCTACGGGTGTAGAATTTTTTGATCTACCTTCTGCTTTGGTAAAGGGTCGTTCAAATACTGCTGTTTATCCGACGTGGACTGCGAATACAGAACTTGAGGTAGACTACGGAGGTGACGGGGGCAAGTATAGTGTATCTGCTTACAACACCATGCAGATTACCACTGACGAATCAACATTAGTCTTTGCCAATGGCTGGGACAAGACATACTCCGATTATCCGATCTCGAGGGTTGCCGCAATGGAGAGCATCAG